CGTAACGCCTTATCAGTAATTGAACCTGACTTGCCGAGTTCGGACAGCATTGATTTTAAATATGTTCCTGATTCGGCGGTAGCGATACCGTTTTTAGTCAATTGCGCGTAGGATGCCGATAATTCATCCATACCATAATTAACACTTGATGCAACGGGTATGACAGCGCCCATGCTTGATGCCAGTTCATCTACTGTTGTTTTACCTAAGTTTTGTGTGGTGATTAGCATATCGGATATCTTTGTGGCATCTTCAGCTTTCATCCCATAACCATTGATTGCTGTTGTCATTACGTCAACCGCTTTAGCTCCATCTGTAAATCCGCCTTTCGCAAGTTTCATGGCGTCGGTTGTAAATTTTATTGCTTTAGTTTGGTCAACACCAGCAGAAATACTTCCATATACAGCTTCAGAAAATTCCCCTACCGCTACTTTAGACTTACTGGAAGCGTCTAAAATGTCGTTTTTATATTTATCATAATCGACTACATTTTTATCCAGTAATGTAGATACCTTGGCAAATGATGATTCATAATCGACCGCCATTTTTGCGGCGGCGACACCAGCACCGGCGAGCGGAAGTGTGAGAGATTTTGTTAACTTGCCACCGACATTTGACATTTGATTGCCGACTTTGATTGTGCGCTCCATTTGTTTAGACACTTCATTTGCGCGGGATATCGCTTCTGCTTTTATTTTGCTCATATCAGACTTGAAACTGGCAATATCAACCTTGATTTCGGCCATTAAAGGAGCTAATTTTATTGCACCATTACTCATCACTTACCACCTCGATTCTTAAATTCGCGTACTGCTTTTAAATCTGCTTTCGTTTGTTGTAAGCGCCAGAAGTCTTTCATCATTTTCCGGCCTTCTTCCGAACTATTTTGACTGAATATCCATGCATCTTTGCGGAATAAAAGAAAAAGGCTGATAGGTAACTGTATGACTGTGTCGATAGACAAGCCGGTATAGTCAACTATGGCCTTTAATTCTCCGGTGCATGATTCATAAGATTTCTCCCACTCCTCGATTTGATAATATTTTGCAAACACCGCATTACAAACACGTTTATCAGTAGGGAGCGGGAGTGCTAGTTTGGGTCATTCAATGATTTACTGCATAGCTCCATCATAGAGCGATAAACCGCCACCACAAAAGATCGTGGTAAGTTTCCAATTTCTGATTCCTTGACCTTGATTTCCTCTTTGTTACGGTTAAGCATGGCTACTACCGTTTTCAATTGGCTGTCGATAAAATCATTTACATCTGTATTTTCTTCTGCTTTTAGCGCATCTATATACATGCTGTGTGTAGGTTCGTAGACATGTAATGTCATTCCTGGCAGCTTAATCTCTGCTGTGCGCTCTAGGTATTCACTGATGTCCAACATCTTATGCACCTTCCTTTGTCGATTCAGGCAAAGCAGACACTTCGTCGTCTGTCAGTTCTTCATCAATGCGAGCTAAGAATCCTTTAATATACTCGATCGCTGTGATCTGTGCGTCAACAGTCAATTCTTTGGTTGTAAATTCAATAGCGAATCCGTTACCACCCTGGCCAATCATGGTAAATCTTAACTTTTTACCATTTTCTTTCGTGTGCACAAAGCGTAGCAACACCGTCTTAATAGTTGGATTGGATCCACCAAATTCTAAAATCTTTTTTTTATTTTCTTTATCCACGCTTATTTTAGCTGTAGATAATAAAGCTAGCTTATTAAGGTCCCACGATAAGATTCCAGTCTGAGCAACGATTTCTTCTTTGATGACATATGATCGTACTATTTTACCATATTGATTTTCTACATTGTACTTTTCAGGCTTGTAATCTACTGAGAAGCCACCAGAACAGTGACCTACGTTGAAGTCTGGTGTCTCTATCTCCTCGTCCTCAGGTATCGTATTACCAGTAAATTCATTCAAATATAATTCACCAGCACCAAAAATAATTTCATCTTTTTCTGACATTTATTTACACCTCCATGTCATTATAAAAAGGGATGTACACTCCCACATTTGAATCTGATCATTAAACAGATCCCCACCACCGGCAAGTTCGCTGTGATAATAGATATCTCCAGCATGCTGATACGAGGCATCTTCCTCATGATCTAATTTTTCTAACAATTTCTGTTTTATAACCAAAAGTTCGTCATAGTTATCACCCAATATACGTATTTCCAATTGATTCTGTTTTACATGTCCACCCGATAGTGGTGTACATCGATAAGCAATAGCGGGATATGGTCCAAGCGAAAAAAGTGGGGTCGCTTTCAATTCGGTTATATCTTCTAATAAACATCTCATTGCATGTTCAAAAATCATTTCCTACTAACACCCTTTCAATTTTGCTGATGTTTTGTAGCTTGGCATCTTCCAAAAATGGCTGTGGTCTCTGGCCCTGTGTGATATGCCATCCTTTATACTTTCCAGTACGAACACAATACCTCCGCGGTATCAATCTTCCATTACCATCCTTTGCATAAATGCCCGTTCCTTGATGCACATACGGAGCATAATCGAGATTACTGAATATTCTTCCTGTTATAGAAATTGCATCGACAGAAATATCACTAGATATTGATGCTCTAAGAATCCCCATATCGACAGGAACATTTTTCTTTGCAGCTATTTCTATTACCAAACATGCCTTTCTCGTCCTTTGTGCTTGTTCTTGTATTATTTGCAATGAAGCCTTCTCTAAAGATGCCACGAACACATCATTGTTTGGCATATAATGTCCTCTTCATAAGTAAAGTAGTAAAACGACCTGATGTATTAAAAGACGTTATTTCATAATTATCCATTCCAACGATTAAGCGATATTCTTTTCCAGGAACAAGATTCTTGTAAAATGTACATCCATTGTGAGTGCTTTGTTCGTATTTAACTGATTGTGAAGATTTAAAAGCATCATTATCATATATTGATACTTCTATTTCGCTTACATCAATCCATGTTTTTTTAGGAGCTCCACTTAATCCTTGTTCTTGGATATTTATCTGTAATATAGCTGGTACAAAATCAGTAAAAACACTCATGGTAACCGCCTGTACTTTCTTAACTTGGCTTTAACTGCTTTAGGAATATCATCAATATAGGTTTCACTGGTACCTGCCTTGCTACTTGACATGATTCCTTCAGCTCCTGTTAAATTGATGCGTATTATGCATAGGTCCTTTATTGGTGTAATCAGATTATCTGATAAATCATTAAAGGACCTTGCGTTAATGTAATTATACACATCATAAATAGCATCATCGATGACTTCTGCTAAATATTTTTCACTTATGCATCTTATATCAGGTCTACTTTTAATTTTCAGCAATACTCTTTTCATAATCTCTTGTTTTTCCACAATCTAACCTCTTTAAAAGAAAGGGATCAATTAAGATTCCAATTGTTCTTTTGCAGCTTCTGTTGCTTTGAATTTAACGATTGCAACTTTAGATTCATTCGTTAGAGCTATGCCATAATGTTCATTTGCTGAAGGTGTATTTGTTCCAGCTAATGCATCACGAGTGTTTTCAACCATGATATTACGCTTCATGAAGATTGTCAGTGCTGGTGCATCTTCTTCTGTTTCACTGTCATTTGTCAGTTTCACAATAGGGTTGAAATATACATCTCCCGTTTTCTTTACGCGGTTAGAAATAACAACTTCGCAACCACCAATCATACCGATAGCCCCCGTCATCATAAGATCCATGGGATATTTATTTTTATCCAGAAAATCCGGATTCTTACGGATCTGTGTCAGCTGCTTGGAATGGATAAACAGTACCTTAGAACTCTGTGCTTCCTCGTTAAACAAATCAACTGCATTGACTATACCATCGTAATCAATGATGTGTGCTGATTCATCTTGTACCAGTTTAGCTTTCTGTAAAGCATCGGCGCAATCTACGTCAATTTTAGATGCAATCGCCATTGCAAGTTGTTTTGCCGCTTCATCAATCGGATTTCCATAACCGGATAAAACAGCTTCATCTGTAATTGAAACAGATTTTCCGATTTTTTTAATTGTGAAGGTGCCAGTAGATGTTTGTAATTTTGCCGTTCCCATCTTTACACCTTCTGCAACCTCAGCAGCATCGCCGATGTAAGCATACTTAGGAATGGTAATCGTATTACCGGGAACCCCTACCAACGTGTCGTCCACTTTTGCAAGTGGTTTAAATAATAATTTTGTTTCTAGTTTCGCAGAAATCATATCTGCCATTACTTGTGGATTGATTAAATTATTAAGCATTGTAGTTTCATTAGCCATTTTGAATACCTCCTGTTAATTGGTCATACAATTCTTTGTTTTCATTGAACAATTTGTTTTTTTCTGTATAATTCATTTTTGAAAATTGTTCCACTGTGATGGTGGTTGGCTTACCTTCTGGATTTTCAGGTGATCTTCCGGTTTTTGCTGGTTTAAACATATCTTTGTACGTCTCTTTCAGTGTTTTCACCTGTTCTTCTAAACCTTCAATACCATCATCTTTCAATTTCAGTTTGCTTTTGTCGATTTTCACAGCCATAAGATCAGGATGCAAGGCATCAGCAAGTGCCTTTTCGATAGCGGCATCATATTTCATATCTGCCAGTTTTGCATCATATTCTTCTTTCGCCTTTTTATTGGCTTCTTGTGCATCTTCTAACTGTTTTTTGAGATCATCGACTGATCCTGCCTTTTTTAATTCTTCTAGTTGTTTGTCCCGTGTTTTAACATCTTCCTGCAACTGCTTAATTGTGTCTACGAATTCTTCTGCTTTCTTCTTGTAAGCGCCGATATCCTGACTGTTCTGATCGATGATTTTGTCAATTGTTTCTTTTTCTAGTCCTAGATCTTCTAAAAACTTTCTTTTCATAATTCCTCCGTTACCTTCGCTTTTTTCTCGTGGGTTGCATCCACTGGTATGCTTGCCTTTTCTCGTCTTGCGCAAGGACAAAATAAAAAGCATGATTTTTCATGCTTTAAGTCGGTGGGTCTTTCACGCACATACCTCCTTTTTGTTTTCATAATTAAAAAAGCACCCAATTTTGAGTGCTTAATCTTTTTCTAATTCATCGAATTGTTCTTGAGTGATCTTACCAGAAGCTAGCAGTTTTTTATGCACTTCACTACTCATATATTTAGCGATTTTTATATCATCATCTGTCAGTTCGACATGCCCTACTACTTCCGGTTTTAAAGGTTCATATAATTTCATTTTGTTATACTCTTCAATGTCACTGTTCTTCATATAACTACTCCTCCTCTAAATAAATATAAGTAGTGTCTTCGACTTTCTTTGTTTGTATTACTATAAACTTAGTTTCCCTCATAAACAGTATTTCATTTTCTTTAGGATTGAAACTACGTATATCCCTTCCATTTTTTGAAAGGATAATTATTTGTACTTCCGCCTCTTCATTATACACCTCGTTTATTGAAGAAGAAAGATATTGGTGGTAGTTAATTTCAGATCCTGGTTTATGCATATCTATAAATTTAATTCTGTCTTCCCTATACATAAATGCCAACGAACGATTCACTATTCCATTTATAGTAGGCATTTTAGAAAGTGCTGAGTCTAATTGTTTTATCCAATCCTTTTCTTCTTCGGTTAGGCTATAACCATTTCGCAAATTGTCATTAAGAGTATAAGCATCTGGCCCGACATATTTAACGACAGCCGCTTTTTCTGACTCTAATAACTCTTGCGATTTGTTTTCTTCAATTATCGGAAGCCATGTGCACCTACACCCTGGGTGGCATGGCAAAATAGGTGCTTTTTCAATATCGTATTCTTTCCCGTGGTTTGCTCCGCATATTTCACATGTTCTTTCATCTTCAGCTGCCCACCACTGTACTTTAGTGATGCCCGCATCTTTATATCCACGCAGCGCACTACGATTCATGTAGTTGATCGTTTCAGTACGTACAAGACGATGCGCATCATTAAAAGAACGATTCATAACATTAGAAAGCTGCACGGCTGCCTCAGTAACTGTTTTACCGGTTGCTATAAAATTGTTAATCACACCGTTAAGATTGCGTTCTAATGCTACCATATCATTCCATAATCTTTCACTAAAAAAAGAGCCATGCCATTTTGCCCTTAGCATCTGCTCCATTTGCTTTTTGTTTGGATATGAGAAATCATTTATATTGAGTGAATGCATTACATTTGAATATACCTTTTTACCTGCATCCAAGATTCTAGATGTTTGGCTTTTCTCAATTGATTCACCAAGTTTTTCTATCTCTTGAAAGATAACACCTTGTTGACCTAACAACTTATTGAAGCGATACTGTTGGCTTCTTGTAAGGCCTCCTTGTTCTTCTGCTGCTTCGGCCAGTGAATAAAGCTCTCGTTTGATACTAGAAGAGGTCTTTTCATACATCTTTAGCAAATCGCGATTTTGTTCCTCTACATTGTTATATGTTTTCCATGTTTCGTTTGCAATACGTTTCTCCCAATACTCGCTGTTACGATAATCACTCATCTGTTACACCACCAATGGGCACTTTATCTTTATATGGCTGATTTTCTTTCAGTGAATCAAGTTCTTTTTGCACATCATCAACCCATGTGCATTTACTAAGCCATGTATCGTCAGACAAACCTAAATTTTTTGCTTTCTGACAGTTGTCAAGGTTCTCTGATTCATTCACTTTCATATTAACGTTAAACTGGATGTTTATTTCCGGCGCTTTGGTCTCATCAAGAAAAACATTAACAAAATACATAAGTTTATTAAATCCAAATGTAAACTGTGTGCACATAGCGCTTGCTTTTAAGTCGAGCAGGCTATACATAAACGACAGAGCTACACCAGAGGGCGAATTGCCATATTTATCAAGATCTTTCATAATACCTTGGCCTGCCTCTGTGATATCACGTTTAAGTTGCTCACAGTGTGCAATTACTGCAGTCAGATCCATTGTAGGCGATAATGTGCTTGCGCCTTCTCCTTCATCAGGATCGGCATCAAGTTTTAATACTCTGCTTCGAATCTTTTCTCTTATTTCATCCTCACTCAAGTTTCCATATCCTTTGATAATGTAAATAAGGTTTCGCACATCATCAATATAGTTTGCTGCCTCACTGCGTGATTTATCATATCCATCGATTAGTGATTTAACAAATTTGATATCAGGCATTTCAATGAAATTGTTTTTGAATGGAATGAAAGGTACTGACCCCCATGAACACCACCCATCTTTACCAAGAAAATGGCTAACTGCGTTACCAGCTTCATCGAAGTTGTTACTATAATCAACAAATATTTCTTTATCTTCTCTGATATAACAAGTAACACCTTCGCTTGTCCAATATTCAATGTGAGTTCTGACTCTATCTTTGCCATTTTTAGTATAAACTTCATCATAGAAGTAAATGCCGGCTTTAAGTTCTTCGTGATCATTGTCTGTCCATACAGGAATAAAGCGCTCAAAAGGTACTGTCATAACTTTAAAAGCGCCTTTCTCATCAATGTATGGGTGCAGCCATCCACATCCTTTATTAGACGCTTCGTAGCCAAGTTTAAGCATCTTGTAAGGAAAGTTATTGCCGAGCAATTTTTGAACTTTTTTCAAATACGTTTCATCTACACATGATAGTGTATATTCTTTTGATAGAGTATAAGAAACTTTTTCATCGACCATATTTTTATATTGAGCGTGAGCATATCGATTGTTAGCCTGGCTGATATCCTCAACTTTGTTTCCTGTTTTCGGATCATATTTATATTTCTTGTTTTCCAAGATTTCGTTATCAACCTTATAATATCTTTCTCCGGTTAAAGCAAGTTTTCTTTGCTCACTACTGATAAACAGATCTATCTTACTTAAAAGCATTGTCTGTATATCATCAGGTTCTCTGATCGCACTCATAGCTGCTTTTACACCTCTTTTCATTCTTTTATAAAACTTCATTTATATTTCACCTCTTTACGGATGATGGTATAAGCAAAATAACGCACTGCATCCATTGCGTGGTCATGCTCCTTAACTGGCTTATCTTCGCCTCGCTCTGCTGCTTTCTCATCCCATATATAACTAGCAAATTCTTTTATGGTGTTTTCACAGCAATCCATAAAAGTTATCTTGCCTTGTTTTAATAGCGATCCAACAAAGCGAATACCATTCTCAACATCATTCTTTGCTTTCTTCACGTAATAACCACGCTTTTTCAGTTCTGCTTTGAATGATGCGGCAGATGGATCTAGGATAATACCTTCTATTTCAATACCGCCAATAAATTCATCAAGATCATCAGCATATTCACTGTCTGTTTTCTGCCGGCTTTCCTCTCGTCCTGAATAGTAATACTCTTTTATGCATACCCAATCTCCCATGGCTTTTTTCTGCCACAAAAGAAAAACGGTCGCATTCTGCGTACCGTAATCACAACTTACGTAATATTTTGATAATATTGCATCTGTGATCTTATCTATAACGTGTTTTGTTTTATCGAACATATCATAGATAATACCTTCTGCAACCGTCCATTTACCAAGAATGTAGCGACTATAGAACACTCCACTATACATTGACCTGTAACGCTCTTTGATACGCTCTGACAGGCTTAGATTGTCGTCCATGGTAAAATGCAGATAGATAAGTTGTTTATCTTTGCGCTTATCTATCCAATTTGTCTTAAACCAGTGATATGGTCCAGCAGGGTTACAGTTAAACCAAAACTTAGATCCGTCAACACTACATCGTCCTGTTGCCTGGTTGACAAAAGATTCCGGCATCAGTGCCACCTCATCAAAGAAGCATCCTGCAAGTGTGATACCTTGGATCAGGTCTTGTGAGGATTCGTCCTTACCCCCGAAAATATAGAAATTGTTTTCTACTCCATTTTTGCTGACTACAACAAGGTTGTCTGCTCTATGGTCTTTTACCTTATAACCTCTACTACGCAACATCAATTTAAGTAATGTCAATACATTACGTCTGAAAGATCCTATTGTTTTACCACACATCCCAAAGTTTTGATTGCTGAATGTTTCCATTGCCCATATAACGTAAGACAACGACATAACAAGAGTCTTTCCTGATCTGATAGCGCCATCTGCAATTACACCGTCTTTATCTTTTGTTCGTGGATCAATCCACCATTTCAATACCTTTAGTTGCTTAGTGGAAAACGGCTTAAAATTAAAAACTGACTTAGATTTCTTCATCATTCCATCCGCCTACTTCTGCGTTTTTGATTGCATCCAGGAATCCATCATCTTCGATTTCTTCATCCTCTTGTGTTTCCGCTTCCAACTTCTTAGTCTGCGCCCTTAATTTATCAAGCTGTGCTTTTTGCATATCTGTAGCATCACTGTAATGCTTGTCTAACCACTTAAGTGCAAATTCTTTGCTGATGAGTTTCACGGATACACCTTCTTTTCCTTGTTTTACTTCTTGGATAAGTGTTCCGTCTACTTCGCATGATTCTCTTAGTCTAACGAAGTTCTTTTTTTCTTTTAACAGTTCTTTATCTCCATTAGAGTTTTCTATTTTTATCGGTCCATACATTGACATGACAAGCGTTTCTTCTTGCCCAAATTCAAGATAATCCGTTACATCAGAATATGCTATATCCATCATTTTTTGGAAGTAGTCCTCAATTGTATACATCGATTGTTTTATCTTAGCATCTTTGATTGATTGAATATGAGTTTGTATCTTAGGATTACTTAGTAGCTTACATCCATTGACCATCGCTGTTGTATAGTCACATCCATAAGCCTTTTGATACGCTTTTGTTGCATTGAACCATCTTACATAATATAAACAAAAAAGACGCTGCTTTTCGGTCAGCTCCTCGTTGTTCAGTGTTTCTATTTCTTCTGGTAATAATTCTGTTTTAAGTTGCCCATCTATGCCTTTGCTTTTTTTGGTAACGTTCCTTTTCCGATTAGTAACGTTCCCTTTTAATTCTTCGTCCCATTTATCCTGAGATTTCCATTTACGAACTTGCGTATCCTTTACATCAAGCTGTGCTGCTATATCTTTTAACAGCATCTTTCCTTTGCTGTCAATATACATGGCTTTTGCTTTATCTCTATTGGGACTTCTTTGTCTTGGCATAGATTAACCTCCTTTTTAATCATCAATAAACGCAACTAACGTAAATAGCATCCACCATTCATTACTGAATGTCTTAGCTAAAATAAAAGCCAGTGTAAATATAAACACTCGCCATAGTAATTTATCATATTTCATTTCTTTACTCCCTTATCATCATAGTTCCATGAATTGCTTACACTCTCATATACATCCATAATCTTTGGCATCTGTATTGCCATCCAATCTACCATCTCTTCATTCCTGGCCCATCCTTCAACATTGTTTGAATTGCAATCAAGCCCGCTCTCGAACATAAACGCATGTATCAACTCATGACGTAAACACTTATTTTCATATATTCTCATGGATTTTTCCGATATCGTCATTTCATCGTGATCCGCATCCTCCTTAATGTGCTTTCTGACGTGTATTTCTTTATCGTAAAAATCACAATAACCATCACATTGCTTATACATGTTATTTTCTGCAAGGGTATCGAATATCACATTGTATTCTGTACCTAATACATTTACTACCATGTTATAACCGCGTATACGCATGTTTGCGAATATCATTTGCAATCTTTTTACCGTCTACAGATACGTGCATTTCAGAACATAGATTAACATATTTTGGTGGTACCTCGCAAAGGATTGATAACGCCAATTCCACTCCATTGTAAAACCCTGAGTTATAATCGTTATAACTACCATCCAATAGGTATCTCTGCACATCGTGTACCCGTTTTAATGATATAATAAGTTCTTTTTGTGACGTGATATACCTTTGATCATTTTCATGCATATTTTTTAATGATTCGATTTCCGTGTTAAGTTCGTTTAGTTTACTCTGATATTCTTCATTCATTTTCTTTTCACTCCTCTATCATCATAATTCCATGTTTTACTTACACTGTCAAAAGCTGCGTTTTCAGCTCTTTTGCGAGCATTTTCTTTATCCAGCAACCTGCGTTCTGTTTTATACAATGTGCATTCTCCATGACATCCTACATGTCTTTTAGGGCAATCTTTACATACTGTTATCATCGTCTAGTACCTCTACTCTAATGTTTATAACTCCCGCGTCTCCAAGGGCTTTATCTATGGTATCGCATAGTATCTTATTCAGCGTTCTGAGAGTAATCTCTTTTGTTTCTCCTTCAATGTTCCCTCTTGTGTCACAGTCTACTATCATTCCTTTCCAATAAAAAAAAGCCCCATCAGGAGCTTTACGCTGATATCTAAGATATCGCATTCTTTGGGAGCATTCTGCCATCCTGGGCACTCCATATATCAACAGTCATTACTTAGTTGTATCCTGTTAATATCTAATTTGACATTGTAAGGTGATGTCAACATTTTGTCTCTTTGCAGGCTACTATCTATTGCTTTTTGTAATGGTATTATCATAGATAGAGAGAACATTTACCCTAACCTACTCACGAAAGATTGGGGGAAAGTTCGTAAGTAGGTTACGATAGGCATCCGAAGATGCCAATTGCATGGGAGGATGATGTGGTGGGAAACGATGTTTTATCACCATTCCCCCGAACTTCCACACTACCATTATAGCATGTCAAATCACGTCACGTAGTGGACAATTTCACAAAATATTGCTATTTCTAGAGCAAATTTGACTAATGGCTCGTTCCGCATACTTTTTTACAGTATCTTCTTCTATTTTCAATTCGTTACCCACCTGTTTAGCGTTTTTGCACCGACGTTTCATGACATATTCTTTTGTTACATCATAATACTTACCATTTAATACGCTGATTAATCTATCTATTTTATCGAGTTTTTGTTCAAATTCTTTTTGCTTTTCTTCTAATTCAAAAAGTTTATCAGAATAACGTTGTTGAGGACTTTTTCTATCCGACCATCCATCAGGCATTTGTATGATACTTCCACCAGTTGAGCATCCTAATGACATACACTCTTTTTCTAGTTCATGCCATTTATACAAATATAAATAATAACTCTTCAGCTCTCCCTTTACATAGTCTTTCAAGTTTTCATCTACATCAATTAATGGCGGATATTCTTCTCTCCAGTTCATTTAATCTTCCACAGCCCCTTTTCCAAGTTATCGTAAAGCCCTTTCACAACGCCATCATAAATTATTCTTCCAGCGCTTGTTATTCTGTACGCTTTTACTTGACGATTGCTATGATCAGCCTTGTACATACCAATCAATCCAACAACTTCAAAGTATTGATTTTCTTGCATTTTTTTAAAATTCTTTTTCATTTCCTGTGCCACTCTTTCCAAGTATAAAAATGGTAATGCCCATATTATTGACCTTCTTTCTTTTTTTTTCTTAAATAATTCATCCTCTATTTTTTTAGCAAACTCCACACCAATACTTAATTTTATGGTTAGCACACCGATGTCTTTGTATAGTTCATCATTTATACATTTTTCTAAAACATCGTCTATAACCTTTTCATAATCATTTTTGGTAATTTTTATTGTGGTTTGTGATTTCATTTCCTACCTTCTTCCAATATTCATAGTCAAGCGGTTTTTCATCTCTACCGCCCCTCGCACATCCCATTATGACTGCGCCAACAGCCAAACCTAGCAGCACGCATAATATATAACCTACCATTTTATTACCACCTTCATCTTTTGTTTTTTTCTCTATCTTCTTGATCTTTTATAAGAAATGCAAGTAATATAAAAGGCAGATCAAGTAAAATGATTATAAATAAGAATATCCAATCATTTTTCATTTTCTATTACCTCTCTTAAATAATTAAATGGATTGTCCTTATCTTTTGCGATTTCATCTTTATAATAACAATCATAACAATCGTGTATCCACGCTAAAGCATTTTGAACCTTAGTACCTTTTAATTTAGACAATATTTCAAATTCTTTAGCATGAGAATTTTTATTTCCCCACGAGTATCTGTTCATCATGAGGAAAGCATCGTATTCATCTTGCAAACTATCTACAGCTTTTAATAATTCTTCTTTATTCATTTTCATTACTCCAATCTATTGCTTGCGAACAAATTCTACAAAATTTTTGATTTCTGACTGTTTCGATAAAATTTTTTTCTTTGCTTTTGAAAATACCGACAGAACTCCGTACACCATTTATGAAATAGCTGTTACAATGTGGACACCTTATATCTAATCGTGCCTTTGTACCATGATTACCATATGATGTCGTGTAATATTTTTTTATCGGTTTCTTAGGTGTTGCTTTATCTACTAATTCTTGCAATTCCTTAATCCATCCATAAAAATCATCATCAGTTTCTATTCGCATACCTGTAATATTTTCGATGCTTTCTTTTAAACCATCTAACGCTTCTTGATATTTATTCATCTTCTTTACCTCGATTATTCTCCAAATAAATAGGCAATACTTTCCATTTTCCCTAAAATAACATCAGTGTTTTCTTTAATGTTTTCATTAAGAATTTTATCGTATACTTCTTCGAGATTTGTATGTATTGATCTCTTGTTTTCAATGCCATTGTTATTTAACAATGCGTAGTTACAACCAAAATTAAACAAAGGTATTTCTTCATCATTAATTTTTATTTTTAGAGCATTAGCAAATTTGTTTTTTCTAAGCATATTAATAAAATCCTGATATTCTTTTTCAGTTTGTTCTTCGGCTCTTTCTCTTATCCGTTTTTCTAAAAAAGTCTTTTCCATTTTCTAATCCTCCTTAAAATGGTAAATCATCACTTGCAATATCTAAATTATCGCTTGATGTAAAATCATTAGACTGTAATACTTGATCACTCTGATAACCTTGATTACCTGCATCATAACTTGGTGTGTTTGTAGCACTATTAGTTCCTTTAGGTTCTAAGAACTGTACAGCATCCGCAACCACTTCCGTTACATATACTCGTTTGCCACTCTGATTGTCAAAGCTGCGTGTCTGTATTCTTCCTTCCACACCAACTAAGCTGCCTTTATGCGTGTACTGTGCCGTATTGTCCGCAACCTTATTCCAGCACACACAGTTGATGAAATCAGCGGTTGGCTGCCCTTCTGCCTTGATTCTGCGGTCACATGCCACGGTAAAGGATGTAACACTGGCCCCCGATTGTGTTTTGCGTAATATTGGATCTTTGGTTAATCGACCGACTAAAATCACTCTATTGATCATACGCCTAAAACCTCAATGTAATTGTCATCATTATTATCAAGATATTCCATCAATGCCTCAATATCTTCTATTTCGTAATCAACCGCTTCATCGTACACGATACTATAAATTATCGTGCTAAGCTGTCCGTATGTAAATTTCATTTTTATCATCCTCCATCATTTTATAAGGGCAATATCTCAGACACGTCTTTACCAATTTATATCCAATATGCCAAGGAGCTTTTGTCATTCTTTTGTTTGTTTTCTTTTCGTATTTCTTAGCACATTCTTCTATTTTTGGATGTCTACATTTATACCCACCGGCCAATCCCGTTCCTTCGTAGTTACAATATTTGCATTCAGCACATTTCATTTTCTGTCTCCATTGCGGCTTCTTTACTAATCATTTCAAACTCATACACAAATACATAAGGATTTACTTCCCATCTATATTTATCCATATTTGATTTTTTGATTGTTGAATTCCATAAATGAGAAAATCTTTTAATTCCTGTATTACAATCTTCACACTCTTTTTCCACAAACCCTATCGTATTATTATCATATCCTCCAATCAATCCAAAACCTTTACATGTTGGGCAATATTTTTTATTGATAGGATAACGATCAAAACAAGGCACACCTTCTAGCATAGCTTGCTCTTCTGTTATATCTTGCAATCGCTCTACTCTTACATTTGTTACCCGTAAAAAAATGCGTGCTGCTTCTTTTGGCATATGTATGGATGGTTTCCATTTAAATGATATTCCTAAATTTTTCAGAGTAGTCCACTTATTATCAGCCATGTAATAAAATTCTTTATATTTACTTTTAAAAAATGTTTCACGCACATACAGAACATCGTTTATTTTATATTTTGGCTTTCTAACTATCTGTGTCATTCCATTATCGCTTATAAAGGAACAATATCCATATTGGATATCATATCCACTGCCCATATTCCAGCCCAAAAACTTAAATCCCTGTGGTACATCAATAACGCGTCTTGTTACTGTTTTTCTACCATCCAAAATAGCACGCACCATTTCGGTGTTAAATAAAATCGGTTTCATAATTAATAATTCCTCTCTGTGATTGTTTTTTTGAATTGATTCAAAACAGTTTACACATTTCACAATCCTTCCAGTACCGTCATTCGCGGCATATAACCAGCCACCAAATCCATTACAATAAGTACGTCCATCACGTTCTTTTTTTTCAAAACATTTATCACAATAAATACCAGATGGTACATAAATCTCTTTTTCTATGTTTATTTTCATTATTCTTCACCATTCCTCCAACATACCGTCAATATATTCCTTGGTTTCTCTTAAGATAGCCATGGCATACTCACCACTTTCTTTCATGCTCCATTTATATCGTTTTGCATTCGGCGTTTCTTCTCCAATGGTTACAATAATGTGACGTAATACATTCTCTAACACTTTTAAATTATTAAGGTGTCTTCCATCAGTATTGGTTTCTCCAACGGCTTCAACACTTCCAACAAGTTTGTCAATAACCTCGCATACCAATTCGCTTCTACGCACAACTTCTTGTTTTTCTTCTACAGTCATTTTTCTTCATTCTCCTTCTAACGCAACCTTATAAAGTTGCGTTGCACGATTGCAACCAATTTAGGTTGCGTTATTACATAACATCTTTTAATGCTTTTCCAGTTGAATACAGTAAGTCATATGGAAAATCATTATCTTTAAGAAAATCAAAATATTCCGATGTAGATTTGAATTTTCTGATATTATCTGGCTTTGCATGTGTGTACTGAGTGCATAGAATTTCTTCTAAAGCGTCTTTGTAATTTTTTATGTCAATGTTTTTATTGGCTGTTCCCATACAAATTGTATTATTACCAAACATATTTGGCATGGCATAACGATATAGCTTAGTATTCATTCCATCATACTCTTTGAAACAATACGCTTCTAACTGTTTGATTTGTCCTGCGTGGTGGCATATTACATAAATGCTGTTTGGAAAGTTTACTTTATATGCTTTACCGGCATATGTTACGATACGCTTACGTTCTGGTTGCTTAGTTAGGATGCAGTTAGGTGATACTGCTATTAGCTCATCATCTGCTACAATTAGATCTTTTTTATAATCAATGTAAATTTCTTGTCCACGCATAGAATTTAAGCTGTCAATAAGCTGATCAATACTGATTGTTTTAAAATAGCTTTTTTTTCTTACGTTAATAAGTATTTCTGCATCATATTTTTGATCAGTAACGCGAAAAATCATTTCCATCATTAGAATATTACCTCTTTTCTTGATGAACATATTTTTAATTTATCAAGCAACTTATAAGCGGCACTATTCACGCCATCGTCATTTAACATAATAAATAGATCATCATCTAATTTTTGATATATTTCGTATGAGTTAAGTGTTTTGCAAATTTCTTCAATTTCGCGTTTTCCAAGATCACTAGGGCTTTCAATGCTACCGTCATAAGATATTAAACCAAAATAATACATTCCATGTGTAACCTTTTGGAACGCTATCATTGATAAAAATTCATTAAAATCAATTATGTTTTGTTCGTTTTCATCTACAATAATAATGCAACTTGTCATATAAGTCTCTTCGTACATATACGGTAAGTCACCATTATTTTGAGCTTCCACTATTTCTTTATCTGACATTTTTTTACCTGTATCTTCGTTTTCTATTTCACTGAAACACTTCCAATCTTCCAAAAATTCAGATAAAACATTAGGTTTAAGACCATTGATCCTTCTTCCGGTATTTGTGTATTCCATAAATTGATATTCAAGTGGTGCATCGTCAACCTCGATAATCGCATCTTCCACAAAACAATGTACAATGATTTCTAACATGATATTTTCCAACCCATCAAAAGCATCTGACAAATGATAGTCACCAACCAGACGATCGAACAAATAGAAATCATCGTTTTGATAATTGTTATCATACGCATATTTAATAGCTCGCATTAATTCATCGACCAGATCTTTTTTTTTGCAATGTTCACACAGTTGCTTGACATACCATCCGTAAGTATGTGGCTCTAATTTAATGTTTTGGAACGATGTGTATTGCCTCAAATCGCTTAACAACGCTAACACCTGCCTTTATCTCACCGTGTAGCAATGCACTGATATGTTCGATCACCATGTTAGCCATCTTTAGGTTTGTGACCATATACTGTGTATTGCCTGCGGCCGCTTGTGCTTCACAGCTTTTTTCTGTCGGATGTTTGTCCAAATCAAACTTATAAGCATCGCCGCGTAACTTCCCAACGGTTTCTTGTCCGCTCTTAACAACCACGTACACATTGCCTTCATATTCACTATTTGCGGAATCAATATAAATGCATTCATCAAGCTGTTTGAATGTATGTTCTAACAAAATTCGCGTCTTATTGTTATCAACACAGCCGATAAGCACCGGTATATGTTGTTCATACTTCTTTAGTAACTCTAATATTTCATCTTTCGTGATATAGTGGTCAACTGATTCGCAAATATTTCCGTAGAATGTATTGATCTTCTTTGCCAGTGCATTCGCTTTGTTTTCACCGATATCGTGCTGTTGATACGCTTGTCGTACCATGTTTTTTTCTTCCACGATGTCGCCATCAATTAATACCATTTCACTATTTGTGTGAATGAGTAACTTCGGTAAATCCCTAGCCACCAGGGAGCCGGTACCGCCGACCCCCACAACAATAAACACGTATTTCATACTTTAACCTTTAGCGTGTTTTTGAAAAGACACTACCAACATGTTGTCGTCTTGAATGTAATCATATGATACTGATCCGGAGAAATCATAAAACCCATGACGCAACATTTCTTTTGATATTTCATCTGCTGTATATTCTTTATCATCTTGAAACACATGTGTTACATCCTGCTCACTGTGGTTAAAGAACATTCCGAAAGGAAATTTATATTTCTTTTCCTTTACTTTTGCTTCTTTCTTGTCTGTTTTGGCTGCTTTTGGTTTTGCTTCTTTTTTAGGTTTTTCCTGCTTTTCTTCTACATCAGCAGGTTTTAACATACTCATTAAGTCCATTATTCTACCTCCCTGTTTGGCTGATTAAGGTATGCGCATGCTGCTGTGGTATCATCTTTTTGATATATCAGCATTCTGTCATTGAAACTTAATAACACTTGATCTTCTTTTTCCAACTCAATGATTTTAATTACATCGTCGATATACACTTTAACGTTAAGTTTACTTCCTTTTACTAATTTTCCGTCTAATGTAATGTCAAACTCATTTGTTTCTGATGCTGCTTTTGCTCGGAGTTCGTTATCATTTAAAATTTGTAATTCGTTTGTGTATCCTCTCAGCATCTTAAGTGATTCTAACAAATGTTTTTTGTTGACAGTAATAGCGCATACTTGATTGATGTTTAGTTGCGGCATATCCATTGCTACAACCATCAATGATGTATAAAACAATTGACCTTCGCTGTTTACAAACGCTGCTCTTTTCCCGTCGGTCATGCATGTATTAGTATCTTTTATATACTTGAATGCTTCTTTAGGCACGCAAATAGTGTTTTTTATGCCGGTATCGGCCTTGCGTATATAAATGCACTTAGAATCTGTGATGAGATATCCT